CTGACGTGCGAAACAAGACTGGGCGTGTCGAACGCGGTCGTGTATTTCACCCACCGTTCCACGTTGTCGGGCAAGACGCCAGATGCCGCAGCGGTAGATCGCTGCTCCAACTTGTCCAGCCGCCCGCCCGTGCGCGAGATGAACGTCCGCAGCGCGTCGGGGGTGAGGGAGATGATTGGCATTACTGGCCCTCCGTGCTGCTCTGCGGGAGATTGTTGTTGAACAGGTTGAACACATTGGTGATGCCCGGCATGTTCTGGAGTGGGATCAAGGCCCGCAACGCTCGCAAATCCTGTTTGCTGAAGTCGTACCCGCTGTCGAGTGCAGACCGGATCATACGGAACGGCAAGCCCTTGGCCTCCATGTAGAGTGCAAATGTTGGGTTACCGAGGATCGGGTCAGACTCCAGCCCGCTGAACCGCATGGGCATAATCGTTGGCAGCCCAGAAGGCGCAGCAGCCGAGTCGTAGAGCGATGGGATGAGGGAGGTAAACGCCGCGCGGGAGACGATCGCCCGGACGATGTTCTCGGTGCTGAGGCGGTCGGCAAGGTATTCCTCTCGGTCATCGCGCCCGATGCTGTTGAGGTAGACATTCGCCATGTACCCGCCAAGGCCCGCCACGATCATGGCAAACCACGACGAGAACGCCTCCATGTCCCGACCACCACTGGAGCGGAGAACGGCCAGATTCGATAGAAACTGCTTCTCCCACGCACCCACGGCGAACGTCCGAAACTGGATCGCGGTCTTGCCCGCCGTTGTGTTCATCCAGTAGGGGTTGAGGCCAATATCGCCCTCGTGAATGATCTGCCGAGACTTGCGGCTGATCGCCTGCACAAAGTCCGCGCGGGCCTGGAGGTTCGTCCAGTTTTCGATCCCAAGTTTGCGCTCTGCGGCGTTCCCGTGGGCGCGGAGTTCCTTGGCAATCTCATCCCACTGCGCACGGTCGAGGTTGTAGTCCGACAGCCGGGCGTTGCTCGGACGATCGCCGCTCTCGGCAATCCGCTGAAACTTGTCGATCAACGCCGACCCGGCAAACAACGTCGAGAAGTCGGTGAGCGGCGCAATGCCGGTCATGTCCGAAAAGACGTTGCGGACGTTGCCCGCGTAGCGGTCGTACTTCGCACCCATCCGGGTGCCCGTTGGAAGCGACGCGGACTCCCTGCTCCCCTGCTCAACCATGACGGCGCGAGTGATCCGGTTATCGCCAAGCCCGGCCATTTCCTGTAGCAGTGAAATGTATTCGTCGCTGACACGCTCGCCGCGACGGATCGCTTGAAGCATCTCGCCCATTGCGGGAATCTGCGCAATAGTTGCGCGAAAGCCAGCACGGGCCGGGATCACGGCGGTTTCCATCAACGCCGCCATGCCGAACCCGCCCCCACGGACGAGGAAGTTTAGGTCGCGGATGCGGCGCAGGCCCGACACCCAGTCTGAGTTTGGGTCTTCAATCGGGATGCCCTTGATCGACTTGATGGCAAAGTCCAGCCGCGTCAGTTGGTTCCTGATGCGCTGGTCGCCCGCGTTCGTCTTGCGCATTTCCTCCTTGGCACGCTTCAGCAGCCCGTCCGCGCTGTTGATCTTCTGGCCCGTTGGGTCCAGTTCCCGGTAGACCGCCTGCATTGCGGCCTCGCCAAAGATCGAGCGGGCGTAATGCTCGGACAACTTCTCGGCGTTGTTCTCCAGCAGGTCGCTGAGTTTGATCGTGCCCGTGTCGGCACTCTCATCAAGGAACACCCGACGCTTGCCACGGCTGATCGTGCGGGACTCGGCAGAGTTGGCGTTAGCCTGCCCAACCACCTTGCCAACAACTGCGTCGATGTCCGCTTGGGCAATGCCACGATCCTTCAGGATCGCCGCCAAAGTTTCGCCGTTGAACGTGCCCCGGTCGTGGCTCAGAACCGAGGATTTGAGGTCCATGATATCTTCGAGTATCCCGTCGGCCACCCGACGCGCAACTCCCGGCGCAAGCCCGGCCTGCATGTTGCTGATGCCCAACTCGAATACGTCAAGAACCTTGTCGCGCCCGTGCTTGGCGATCGCCTCATGGATCAACGCCCGGTCGTAGATGCGGGGTGCGTAGTCCTTCAGCGCGGCACCACGCTCGAATCCGGGGATCAGGTTGTCCGCAGCGTAGTTGTAGAACTCGTCCCAATGCTGCCGCTGCAACTTGGCTGCCGAGGCAACAATCTTGTCGTTGGTCTTGCCGGGGTTGCGGACTTCTTGCGTGATCGCCTTCTGGAACTCGTCGTGGGCCTTGACCCGAAGATCGTTACTGAGCCAGGCAGAATCCCCGCGAGCCTTCGACCACAACTCGAACAACGGCTCGATGTCGCGTGAACGCTGGGTTAGTGCCGACCTTGTTCTGCGGATCACGCCCGCGCTGGCAGGCTCGGACCCCTGCGACGATCCATCCTTCTTGATAACCGCGTCCTCGACAAGCATGTTGCCCACGCGGCGAATCCACGCCGATGCGTCTGAGCCGAACCGTGCGGCGATGCCGATGCGGGCCGGAGTGAACGATGCCTTCTGGTCCGATGCTCCGGCAAAGTCGAAGTCGAACGCATTTTCCGGGAGTTCGGTCTGCTGGAGCGTGCGAACCGCACCCGCCCGCGTCTCGGTTACATTCTCCAGCACGTCGCGGAAGTAGAGGTCAATGTCTTTGCCCTTCGCGCGGGACCACGCCGATGCGTTGGCCTCGATGATCGGGATGATCTGGTCCGCCTGCTTGCCAAGAATCTGCCGGAGTTGCCCGCTCACGCGTTCGTAGTTGGTGCCACGACCGCCAACAAGATCGCCTTCGGGCTTCCCGTCCAGCAGCCGGTCAAAGACCGATACCTCGGTGCCCGTCAGTTCGGTTCGGAGCGGTGAACCCTTGACCCGTGCGTAGACACTCCTGATCCAACCCGAGAGGGTGTCAAACACCTTCTGGAGCGTGGAGTTAGGTGCCTTCCCATCGGCAACGTACTTCTCGAACGCGCGGGCAAAGCGTTCCTCGCCCTGCACAGACCACCGATCGCCGACCTCGCCGTAGAGAGCGTTGAGTTCGTCGGCAAGGTTCGCGTCAATATCCCTCAGCGTGCCACGGAAAACGTGCCCGCTCTCGTGGATCGCGGTCGATATATCCTTGCTTTTCAGTAGGGCAACCGTCGCCCGGCCCACTTCGTCGAAACTCGTCTCGCCTTTGAGCCGCAAGGCCGGACCTTGCTGGTACGCCAGTTCGCTCAGGGGCACGGTGCTTGTCGCGTCCCCGACCTTGACCGTTGCTATGCCGTTGTCGATGGAGTCAATAGTGCCGATTGTTCCGTCCGATAACCGAACGTCTGCACCTGCAACCGGGCTTGGAGTTTGCTCGGTGAAGAACGGGCGAACGGAGTCCAGAGTTACCGTGTGGCGAGTGCCGGTGGAATCAACGGCCTCCAGCGTAATCTCGCGGCTGGTTTTGACCCCGTTTATCTCTACAAAGCCAGCACCGTTGACCTTGGTTATTTCAACCGTGCTTCCATCCTCTAGCGTGATCTTGCGGTCCTTTAGCCAGCCCATGTCCCTCAACGCTTCAATCTCGTTGCCTGGGTTGGCATCCGCAAGCCGGTTGATGGATGCGCGGATATCGGCTATCCGAAGTTCCTCGACCGTCGCATCGGGCCTGTGCCCCGGCACCTGATCGAAGAAGAACTCGCCCTTGGGGAGCGTAACCAGACCTTCCTCAGCCACCATCCGGCGAATGGTTGATGCGGCCATGAGCGTTGTGCCGCTCTCTGATAGGCCCTGGAACGATCCGAACGTCGCGCCGATAGCCGTGTCAAGGATCGCGTCTTGTAGCGAATAGTCTCGGCCAGCCAGTGATGCCAGCCCCAGCCCGGTGGCGACGTTGACCCCCGCGCCCGTGCCCGCACCGATAACCCCGCTCTTTGCCAGCAGGCTCAGGCGGGTAGCCCGGCTGACGATCTGCCCGGTTTCTGCCGCGAGGCCAACCTTGGTCAACCCACGGGCCAGCAACGCACCCCTGGCAACGTCCTCGACCGCGCCACCGGCAAACCCGGCAAGGGCGTTGATCGGGTCGGCTTGGCTGACGACGAATCCCACGGCAATAGAGCCGACGGTACCGAAGTTGGATTGCAACCGCCGCGATGCCTCGGCATCCTGACGCTCGCGCTCAACCAGCACCCGAAGATGGGAGAGGCTTGTGGCCTCGCTGAACTTCGAGAACGATTCGGGTGGCAACAACTCGCCGGAACGGTCAACCGCCTCCCGGCGAAGAATGTCCTCGGTCAGCCGGAAGTACGGATCGTACCCAACCGCCGCCAGCGTGTTGTTCATCACAATCCGCTGGAGAACGTGCCGACCTTCGATCATCGCGCGTGGGACGTTGGCGAGCCGGTCAGATAGGCCGCTGTCGGCACTTGGGGTAAGCGTGCCATCCCGGCCAATGTCCATCGGCCCGCCCTGGATGATGTCGCCTTGGCGCGTTGGGATGTTGAAAATCTCGTTCTTGACGTAGTTGAGGTCAAGCCCCGTGTCTACCCCAAAGTCGGCAAACATCTGGGCCGTCGCCCCGGCGTACCGATCAAGATAGTCGAGCGCGCCGCCAAAGGCCCCGAGGTCAGACCTGAAACCGAAGTTGAAGTACGACTGGTTCCGCTGCGCGGCAAGTTCCGCAATGTCCCGCTGGATTGCCGCGTCCCTTGCCGGGTCCGGGGGCTGCGGGTCAAACTGAAATCGGAAGTCGGCGTTGGTTCTGCTCATTGGATGTAGCCAAACTCCCGTAGGTCGCTATCGGTCCAGCCCTGTAAACGAAGCGATGCAATCTTGCGTTCTTTCTCTAGTGCCGAGAGAGTAGCAGCGTCCTGTGCTTCCTTGGCAATCGCCGCCCTCGTCTGAATGTCAAACAGGTTCTTTGGTCCGTTCTTCCGCTCCAGCGCGGCCTTGAACGCCTCGGCGTATTTTCCGTCCTGAATGTCCTGCCACGCGGCGTTCAACGCCTGCGCCTTGAACGTGGCAGTCATTGGCACAGATGTTCCGTCGATCCTGTAAACGCCGTACTCCCCGTCGCCCGTCTCAATCAGCCGGAAGTCCTTTGCCGTCGTGCCTTGCAGCGCAGGCGTAACCGCCTTGATCGTCGAGTCTGTATACAGAATGCTGGCAACATTGGTCATCCGGGCGGCGTTGAGCGCGCCGGTGGCAAACCTGGAAAAGAATCCGGGTTTCGCGCCGGGGTATGCAGACTTGCCGTTTTCCTCGGCATACTGAGTGAGAATAACGTCTTTGAGAACGTCGAAGTTTTCCACAACGCCGGGCGAGAGCGGTGCCTTGCGGTACAAGTCCTTGCCGCTCACGACGTAGCCCTCGGCGATGATCTTGCTGGCACGCTCGGAAATCTGGTCGTTTGTTAGGCCAACCGTATTGAGCGCGTTGAGCGTGCGGGCAAGGCTCTGAACTGCCGGGCCTGGACGCTCGGTGTATGCGATGCCGGTCTGTGATTGGATCACACTAAACGCACTAAACGGATTTTTCTCCTTTGGACCGTTGACTTTCACGTTGTTTCGAGAGTTGCGGATATCACTGATTGCGTTCTTGATCCCGTACCTTGGATCGTTGTTTACAATCTCGGCAATCGCTACCAGCGCGTCGTGGTCTGCACTATCGGCAACGTGGTTGCCAGCCCATCCGGGCTTGGCTCGGTAAAAGTCCGCAAACCTCTGAACAAAGGCAACATCGGCTGTCGTAACATCGCCCGCGTCAAGGCGTGCGGCAAACCCCGTCGATGTACGCTGAAGGTCCGGGTCTTTGAGATTGTTGTCGTTCATCACCTTTGTATACTTTGGGATGTCGAACGAACCGTCCGCGCCTGCGGACATCTCGCGGATTTTCGCAATCGCAAACGACTTCTTCTGCTCCTCGGGGATCGGCATGGTCTTTCCGCTGGGGAGAACAACCGTGCTGCCAGTAAGCACCACCGGGCCGTTGGTGGCCGAGTTGATTATTCCAAAAGCCACCTCATCGGATGCGGACTGCATAAACGAACTTGCGGCGGTAGAGTCGGCGATCGCCTCAATCTGACGATCAAACTGCTGGTAGAGCGGCGCGGCGGTGCCGTTTGTGATCTGCCCAGTCCTCACCGCATCGTCAACCATTGACCGTAGGGAGTCGGGGTTTGTCCCGTTGTTGAACTCGCCCCAGTAGCGGTTTAGGAACTCCTGCGATTGCTTGTTCTTCTGTGCCTCGATAGCAGCGTCGGCCTGCTTCAGCCGCGTCTCGGCGTATACCGGGCTGACGTTCTCAATGCTGCTCAGCAGGCTTTGCAGCCGTTCCTTTTCCCCCTTGATTGCCAGCGCGTCGGCTGCAATGTATTGAGACTTTCGGAAATCCTCTGGACGGAGGAACATATTTCCGGCCTTTACCGCCACGTCCGCAACTGGAACGCCAGCAACAATGTCGGTTGCCATTGCACTAACAGCCGCGTCGGTGGCTTCGGCCTTGCCCTTCTCGCGCACGTTTACAGCAAGGCCAGCAATCGGCGCGGATATCAACTTGACGATCTGATCGTGGTACGCCTTGCTCTGGCCCTGCGACCAAGTGCGGGCAATCCTCTCAATATCCTTGTTCGGGTCAGATGCGTTGACGGTAACGGCACCGTCCTTGATCTGGTCGCCAAGTGATGCAAGGTTCTGGCTGACGTAGAGGCTTGCGGCAGACTCATCCGCCGCGTCGATAGCACGCTGCGCACGCTCTGCCTCCCGTGCCGCCTTCTCCTGCTGCTGCAACGCCTTCGCGTCTTGGAACTCCTGCTCCTGCCTAGCCCGAAGATTCTGCCGGGTAATATCCCGCGTGATGCCCACGCCGGTATCGACCGCATCGCTAAACGCCTTTGCGAGAAGTGCGGCGTTGCGATCCTGGCCGGGGTCCGCAGCGGTAACACCCGGCGCGTTCTGGCCAATCTGCGAAGGCCCCGGAAGTGGCAGGGTGCCTCGACCCGCCCCGAGGTAGTAGCCGGTTCCGCTGTTGAATCCGCTCATGGTTTATGCTGGTGGACCCATGCCTCCAGAGATAGGCGGTGGCGCGGGCGGGGTTGTGGATCGGTTCAGTTCGGTCAGCGACGAGTTGACATCGTAGAACGTTGATGCGCCCTGGATCGCAGCCGAGAACGCCCCGGTAAGCGGGTCGATCCGCCGACCCTGTGCGGAGATGATGTTCGCGTTGGTGTTGCTGCCAATCGCCAGTTGGTTCCGACCGGCGTTGCCAGAGAGGGTAACGAGGTCTGCCGCGCCCTGGCGGACAATGGAGTTCTGGACCGAAAGCCCGGCACCCGTGGGCGTGCCGCTGGCCTCGGCAAGAAGCCCGGCCAGTGCCCGCTGCTGCGCGACCTGCTGGTTGATCCTCTCGCGTTCCTTTGCGTCCGCCGCCGCCTGCTGCGCGGCCTGAATCTGCCCCGCCTCACGCGCGTTGTTCTCGGCCTTCTTTGCCCGCTGGTTCTGCTGCTGCTGCCCGGCAATGGCCGTTCCCGTACCTATCGCCGATATAATCAGGCTCGCAATTGCAATCTCTGTTCCGGTCATTAGACACGCTCCTGAACAAGGTCGCCGCTGGTGTCAATACCACCGACGTAGGCCGGGCGCGGATCGGACGATGAGATGCGGATGGTGGTCCGGTCGGCTGGGCCACCGCCGTAGATGTCCTTCTTGCCGCTGACCGGCGTTGCCCCAAGATCGACCACCTTGAACACCTCTGTACGGTTGTTGACCACCCATCCGATCTTGAAGTACCCGCTCCGCGCGTACCGAACGGTGATCTCGCGCGGGTGGAAGTCGGGCGAGATGAACGAACGATCCTGGTTATCCCGAAGGAACTGGGCAGAGAGTTGAACGTCCCAGTCGATCGGTCGGCCCAGCGTAGTGCCCACGGAGGTGTGGTCGCCCGTGGCCGTTACCGTGCTGCCCGATGGGGTGCCCAGCAGCACTGTCCCGTTGGCCTTCACGATCGTCGTCAGGCCAGCAGAGGTTACGCCCGTGGGAAGCGTCCAAGTCGTAGTACCGCTGCTAAACAAGACGCTGACGCACTGTGCAGACGTTACTTGGCCGTCCATACGCGGTAGATACGAGTAACCCGCTGGCGTTGCCTCGCCGCCCATGTCGAAGGTTTCCAGCACCATCGCCGAACCGCGCAGGGTGTAGAGCCGCGCCTGTGTACCGCGAGATACCACCGCCCGGATGTCCGCACCGTTGAAGGTCAGGACTGACCACGCGGCAAGCCGACGCTCGCCGTTGATAAACGCCGTGCGGTAGAGGTAGGCCGTGCCCGTGCCCCGCGCAACCAGCAGCACCGATTGGGTATCCGGCGCGCTCGCCATCAGCAGGTTCGTCGTGCTAATCAGGTCGAATACATGCCGTCCGACGCTCTGGCTCACGCCAGCAATCCGGTCGCCGTTCGGGTCAAGTTCGTACTCGACCAACTGGACGAACCCGCCCGTGGGCTTGATGTAGTACGCACGCTCACCCATGCGGGCGGGCTGCACGTCGATAATCGATTCTTCGGGTGCGGGGATAACCGATATTCGAGAGGGCGCAAGTGCCTCGGTAAAGCCGATAGAAAACTGCGTGCGCCCCGCCGTAGTAACCAGCAGCGTCTTGTCAAAGGCGAGCATCGAGCGGATCGCCCCGCCTGAATCCTCACCGATGGGCTGGTCGAACGGGTCGTCGTCCAGGGTGGTTGTTACGTCTTGGGTATACAGCCGGGTGTAGTCGCGGTTACCAGCCGAGAACGCCAGCAAGTTGCCAGCGGCAATCTCCAGCCGACCCTGCCACGATTGGATCGCGCGGATGGGCAAGCCCTGCGTAAGCAACTTGCTCGCCGGGTTGCTTTGCTCATCGCCCGAGCGTCTCGGCTGCCAGGGAAGGTGCCGGACGCAGGCCATTGGGCTTTGTGCTGTGGCGTTGAACTGGTTGTACCGCCAGAGGGCAATCGAGTTGCCCATCGACCCGTCGTAGATGGCGAACTCGGCGATGTCGCCCGTCCAGTTGCCGCCAAGAACGGTGTTGTAAGAGTCGCCCGCTGGGGTGCCGAAAGCACTGGGAGGCCCGACACCGGGAAGGGTCAGGGTCAACGGCTCATTCACGCCGTTGATTGTGCAGGTTGCCGAGGTTGTGCCCGGCGTAAACGTGATGACGACGTGCTTCCACGAACCGCCGTAGAGGCCCGTGACGGCTGACTGAGTTTCGGCCAACTGATTGCCGCACGCGATCGACAGTTTGCCCGCCGTGGTCTGGGCAATGACGACTGCCGGTGCTGACGCGCCGGAGAAGAACGTCCGGCCCGGCGTTCCGACCATGCGGAACAGGTCGCCGTTGCCGCTGGCGGTCCCGCGAAGCCAGAACTCAAAACTGATCGGACCCCAGCCTGAGAGCGGCCGGTAGACCGTACTGCTCATGGTCTTGCTGGTGAACACCAGGCCAGAAGTACCAGTGATTCCCGAACCGCTCAGTGGCGTGCCAGCAACGGCCATCGCACTACTGAACGTGCCGTTCGCCCGCCCCAGTTCATCGACGCAGAACGTCGTCCCCACGTCCCTAAATCGGTACTGGGCAATCGCGCCCATCTCCGCAGGCGCAGTGGCGTAGTCCCCGCGAACTCGTGCCACCTTGACCGGGAGTGTCGTGAGGTTCGGCTGGCCCGTGTCCTGGTCAGGCTCGCCAATCGGCACCCAGCGGCTTCGTGGCGAGTTTTGGAACTGGACCGCGCCGGTGCCCGTGCCAGGAGCCGCGCCGGTGCTGCGGGCTGCGGTGGTGGCGTTGAATGGGCAGCCAGCCTCGTTCTTCGACGCGTCATACGAACTTCCGGCGGCTGGTGGCCGCACAAACTCGTTGGCAGGAAAGCCAGCGAGAGGGCCACCCCAGTTAGAGGTGAGCGTCAGTCGGCACGTCTGGTTAGTCCCTGGCGTGCTGACCGCAAACGAAGCCGCTACGTTGGGAAGCCCCTGATCGCGGAAAGCCTGTTGCACGCGGGCACCGGCCTGTGCAAGATCGTCGATTGGCGTGTTGGCAAAATCAATCGCCACTTCAACCTCACGGCCAACACCACGGACGTTGACGTTTGCCGGTGCTCCGGGGATGGCATCTACCAACGTTATCGTCGATGACGTAGCCGACGCAATCGTGTAAGCACCTGCACCCGTGCCGGTGATGAAAACCTGCTCGCCCGGTTCGATGTTGTTTGGGTACGTCGGGACGCTGACCGTGATCTTCTTTGTGCCGCTGTCGTAGGAGCAGGTGTTTTGCTCATGCACCACTCGGGCAAACTTGACCCGCGCACCCTTTGGGTTACGAAAGGTTTCCGAGAAGTTGCGCAACGGGCCGCTGCCGTCTCCCACTTGCGAAGCACCGAACGTCAGCGTCGCGTGCGTGCCTTTGCCCGGCTGGTAGCGGTACAACCCCGGAGGGTCAGAGAGATACCGCAGGCGGGCGCGGGCAATCTGGCCCGGCTGGAGCGTAACGCCCTCGACCTCCGAGAAGTCCTTGCACTCCCGCGTGGTCGATACGAACGGCGTGGCCGAGGCAGACGGGTTGATCCCTTGGCTTGCCACCACCGCGCCGTCCCCGAGCATACAGGCGATGCACTTGGCCGTGCCAGCGTTCGTAGCCAGATACCCAGCGGTCTGACCGGAGTTGTAGACCACCCACTCGGAGTAGTCGTCGCCGACAATCCGAAGCACACCGGCAGAGTCCATCACAAGGTCGTAGGACTCCGATCGGTCGGTGTTGACCGCGAACCCGTCGTAGGTGTTCCCAGTGGGCCAAGATGCAAACACCGCGCGGTGGCGCGTCCCTTGCCGCTTGCCCGTGCCCAGTTCGATCGAGACTTCCGAATCGTTGCACACCTTCAACTGTGCAACCTGCCGGGTTTCGTCGGGCTGCCGCGAGAGTCCCCCGTTCAAGAACGGGATTCTGGCGGTCGTCGGGTTGCCCATCAATCCTCCCAAGTAGTTGACCGGCCACTGAGACCGAGCCGAGCGTTAGACGAACCCCACCGACCGGGGATACCGGCATCGCGGAGGTTCAACTGGTGCGCGGTGTAGAGTTGGGTCCAGCGTCCGATAAGGTTGTCCTCGAACATGAACGCCTGCCGGGCCTCGGCCTCTAGACGCGAAAGAAACTGGTCGTCGATCCGGCCACGCTTCCACGCCTGTTGATACCGGGTTGCAGCGTGGGCCGCAACGTACTCGGCCATCGCAGGCGGGAGTGCGTCAATCGCCCAATCGGCCACGCCCATCTGTGGGAGCGCGGTCAACGCCCCGGTCGTCAGCACCGCAGCCGAGGTTTGGCCCGTCAGGTTATCGGTCCCCGCCAGCGTGCCCGTCTGCACCACCAGCCAAGCCTTGCCGCCCGTGAAGTAGTGCAGGATTGCCGTCGCCCCGCTGGTCGTCTGATTGACGATCTCGCCGTTGATCGGGTTGCCGGTGTAGGACGAGACGACAATCGAATGGGTAGCCCAGCGAATCTCGGGCTGGTACTCCCCGCGCTGAATCTGGGTCAGGGAGCGTGCGAACTGGACCGAAGCCCGGTCGGTGTCGATATCACCCGTGCCGGGTGTGGGGATGGAAGCAACCGGGTCGATTCCCACGCCGCGAAGGATGGTGTTTACGCCTTCGAGTGTGGTCATGGTTTACCCTTTGGGTGCAACGGCTGGGGGCGGTGTCATCAAGGCAAGAAGTTGGGCCTGAAGTCCATCGGCTCGTGCCCGCTGTGCGTCCGCTTCCGCCTTCGCTTTGGCGGTGGCCTCATCCCACAAATCGTCCTCGCGCTTGCGAGACGCTTCTTTCGCCTCATTCTCGCGTTTGCGGGACCGGCTGTTTTGCCAAGCGACACCCCCGCCGCCGCCGATAAGAAGCCCGGCGAGCGTGCTTGTGTCGAAACCAGCCGACGCGGCCAACTGCTTTACAATGGGGATGTTCCCGCCGAAGTTGGCCCACGCCATACGCTTGGCATCCTCGGCTTGCAAGACCGCAAAAGCATCTTCCTTCTGCGCGTTCAGTGCTTCGCTTGCGGCCTTTCGGATCGCACGCGAGGCCGCGAACTCGGCCATGATGTTCTCCGTGTTGACAGCCGCCGCCGCAACAACGTCGGCCAGTTGTTCCTCGCGCTTGGCCTGATCCACTTTGGTCTGAGCGGTGATGCGCCTGACCTCAGCCTCAGCCTTGGCCGTCGCGGCGCGGACAGCAGCCTCGGCCTTCGCCTTGTCTTCTGCTTCCTCTTTGACCACCTGCGCCTCGGCCTTGGCGACCTGGGCCAGCAGTTGATCGCCGGTTACGGGCTTGCCGGTGAACGGGCTATCGACCGTCGGTGGCGAGCAGCCCGTGAGCAGAAACAGTGCTTGCACTAGAGCAAATCCGAGGATAAAGAACAGTGCAGACCTTAGATTATCGCGCTTGGTTCTCATGGTAAATCTCCTTGTGCTACCGAACGCCAAGTAGTTATTCCGTCGCAATCGAAACGTCTAACACAACCTTTGAGGCAAAGCCGGCGCGGCGTGATCGTGAACGACCGCACGTCAGGCGGCGACCCACGCCCCGCCTTTGTGGACATACCTTCCAACAGCCGTAAACGGCGCAAGTCCGCTTGTGTCGGTGTTGTAGAAACTGTCCCCGTTGATGACCGACGCGGAAGGCGGTTGGCCAGCAATAACATGTCTCCCCCGAATACGGATGTTTCCGTTGACCCGAACATACCCGGTCCCGGTTACATCGCCAACGAGTCCGCGATCGTTGAACTTGCTCCAGTCCTTGTAGACAAGCCCGGTCGCGTCGATGTACGACTTGCTGTTTGGGTTCCGCTGGTAAATGACGTGCGAAGTTGCACCACTATCGCCCGCCCAAAGGAAGGGCAACCTGAACGCGATCTCGGATGTGTGCTGCGCGTCGATGATGCCGCTTACACCGCTCACGTCCTTTGTGCAAGACACGCCACGACTGACAACCACGCCCGGATCGGTGCGGAAGATAAAATCGCTGCTGTGAGCGGACCCAGGCGCGAGAGTAACGGCCCCGCCCGAGACAGAGATACCGCCGATCGCGCAAGGAACCGGCACGCCGTTGACGGCGTCAGCCGCACACTGGACCAGCCGGCCATCTGGACCAAGCCGCACGTTAGAGCCTGTTTCGGATACCTGGTCGATTGTCCCGCTGAGCGTTACCCACCCGCGCCACGCCCGCGCCGCCGAGCAGTTGACGATCTTGATGAAGTCCATCCCCGCCACGGCGGGGAACATCATCAACAGATCGTTGTCGGGCGCGGTATGGATATTTTCAAGCGTGATGTCTTTGCAGTTTATCGCACTGATCCCGCCGGTGTAGTTGGCTACCGGGCAGACCACGCTGGCGTTGCGGATGATGATCCCGGTGTGCGTCCCGCCGATGATCCCCGCAGGCGTGCCGTTGCCTACGTCGGCGTTGTCATCGCGGATAGACCACCAGGTTCCTGTTGAGGACGTGCCCGTAACGCCGTCAATAAGCACGTTGCTGATCGTGTTGCCGGTAGAACCAGCAAACCGGAATGCCTCAAAGCAGTTATCCAGCACGGTGTTGGTAAACACAAACTCGCCCGAACTGCCCGTGGGGGACTGGCAGAACTGGTTGCTGACTGTGCTGCGATATGCTCCCTCGTTGACAATGATCGGCAGAGCGTTATCGTGGACCTTTGCGTAGATGTTGTCGGTGCGGTGCCGCCAGCACCCAGCCCCAAAGTGGAGGCCGTCGGAGTTGGTGTTCGTCATTCTTAGGCGGGCGTAGTACCCATCGGTGCAGTTGGTAATCCAGATCAGGTACTTGGCGGCCCGCACGTACGTCCCGTCTGTAATCGTCAGGACGTCCACGCGGTCAAACCAGATGCCGTCATCCCACCAGAACCCAGCACCGCGAGGGGTTGGACCTTGCGCATTCGAGTTGCCGCCCGTTCCGTCGGTATGGTTGAAGTCAAAGTTGATATTGCGGATTGTGATATTCTTATCCCGCAGCGTCGAGTCCCCGGCCAGGTTGTTGCGCAGGAAGTAGCAGTTGGATTTGTTGGCCCGGCGCAGCGTTACGCCGTTGACCCCCTCGATCGTCGTGTTGGAATAGATCACCAGAGAGGAGTTGACGCGGTAGTTGGGTGTGCCCGGTGTGTTACACCTTTCCGGCCCGACGGTGTACGTGCCCGGCTGGTCGAAGAACAGCGTCCCGCCGCCGAGTTTGTTGAGGTTGTCCAGTACGTCTTGGACCGCCTGCGTGTTAGCTGCCTGCGTTTGTGCGCTGAGGTCGGTCTTGAGTCCGAGCATACTGGCCAAGATGACGGTGTTTGCGGAGAGCAGAACCGAGAGCATGGGTTGGGGCATAAGTGGCTTTCTTTGGTGAGGGGTGGTGGTTTAGGCGGGGCGGATGATTTCCCAATAAACCGTCGAGTTGTCTGCGACGTTGATGAGGTTTGTAGCGAGTTTCCCGGTAATCGTAAAACTGGTCAGGTTTACAATAGCCGTACACTCGTACTGGCTTGACAGCGTGCCGCTGCCAGTTACAAAACTGATGATTACGCGATCGCCCGTGGCAACGTAGGTGTTTGTAACGGTAACGGTGCCAGCGGTCAGAGCGACCGTCCCGCGCGTTGCAGTGCCCGAAGTCGCGGTCGTTGCAAACCGGGCGTGTAACCCACCGTTGGCAGAGTTGATGCCCCACTGAAAGGTTCCGGTAGGATTTTGCGTTGTAAAATCACCAGTTACACCGTGATGCAACCGATAAGCCAGAGCAGTATGCGATCCCGTTGCGTAAACGTTGATCTGTGGGATTGTGGGGCCTTGGCCAGAGGTCGAGTTAGTAGCAATAAACCTGCCAGTGGATTGTAACCACTCACTGTTCCCGTTCACGGCAAACGGTCCCAAAAACATTGTCTGATTGCCAGAGCACTCAATAAGGCGCGTGCCGTTTACGCGGACTTGCAAGAAGACCGTCGCGTCTTGCGGGAACGACGTTGAGTCAACACTTACCACCGGCGCGGTCTGGTTCGCGCCGCGTATTTGCAACGTCGGTATCGCGTCGCCAGTTATTCCGGATAGGCTGACCCTTGTTCCAAGTCCAAAGCGTTTTCTGCTCATGGTTTTTCCTACCTGTCGGTGCGGTTAGACGTTCAACTGACGGGTCCAGATCGAGGTGAAGGTGCCCGAGTCTGCGCCCCTAGACATAATCACGAGGTTGTCGTAGTCCTGTGGGTCGATGAGGACCGACTGCTGACCAGTAGGACCAGCCAAAAGAACGGCGGCTGCGTTGCCCGTCTCGTTGACCAATAGCGAGATTGTGCAGTAGTTCAGGGATTGCCCAAGTGCCGTTGTTGCGTATCCAGCGGCCTGTGGCGAAACTGTTGGAGGTGTTGCGGTAAACGTGCAAATACGCTGGTAGGTAAAGTTGCCCGATGCTCCAGCAATCGGGATAGAGGCATACACCGCAAACGTTGTTGACTTAGCAGCAGTAACCATCGGCACGATCTCAATGCCGGACAGTTGTGGGATATCCGCGACTGTCCACATGCCAAAGGCATTTTGGTCTGCTTGGATGCCAACAAGCGTGCCGTCAGCATTTGTGCTGGGCAGCGCGTTCGCGTGGTTGTTCCTGACAGGTTGCAGGGTTCGGCTATCGCCAACGGTCCTAATCATGGTGTGTTCCTTCGAGTGCTTGTGTGGTGCTGTCGATCAGCGCGTCCGTTGGTTCTGGGCCTCGTGCCACGCCTCGACCCGAGCCAGACGAGATGCGATCGCGTCGTGTTTTCCCATCAACTCTTCGAGTTTGCTGCCAAGGTTCTTTACTTGATCTCCAATCGCTTGGCTGGATTGGTGAATCTGTCCGAGTTTGTAGACCATGCCTGCGCCGGTAACAATCAGTGTTACAAGCACGCCAACGTCGCTGATTGACATTCTGATACTCCGGGTAGTAAACGAGACAAAACCCGCCGCGCACTTTCGCACGCTGGCGGGCAGGAGGAGGTAGAGGGGGTTAGGTGATCTGCGCGCCGACGACAACGAACGGCGTTGAGGTTTCGGCAACTTTGACGTGAACCTCGCCGTCAGTAGTAGTGGCGCGAGTGCCGATCGGCATGTTGATGTTGAGGCGGGCGGTGGTATCGCCACCAACGCCCGCGTTCAGGGTCGTGGTGTTTGTATAGACCGGAAACACCAACTCGGCGTGTGAGAAGGTTTGAGTTCCGGCTGCCAACTGTGCGGCTGTCTGGGAAAAGTGCCGAACGACAACAAATCCGCAACCAGTGGGGACAGAGTAAACCTCGTCCAAGTACGCGACTTGGTTCGGTGCCGTGCCGGGACGAACGCCGTTCTTGACGCGAGTTACCTGAACCACCTGAGTAACGTCGGGGCGACCATCCGCACCGAGGATCGACTGACCGTTCGCATCCACGACCCGATCGGTCGGGGTGTAAGCATTACCAATAGACATGGGATATCTCCATTCCGCCTTGTGGCGGTGGTGTGTTTGATGGGTGAAAAGAAAACGACAGCAACGAGACTTGGATTAGCCCTTGAACCAGAGAACGCCGGAGCGGGAAGGAACGAAGCGGCGCATGCAGTAACGCTGGCGGGTCTGGATGAACACCGTGTCGGTCTTGTCGTCGAAGTACGGACGGATTTCAAGGCCCTGGCGGTTCGGTGCGCTGCTCTCAGCGACGGGACCGGCGTCGTTGCCAACAGCAACAATGAACAGGCCGGGCGCGCCTGCGGTGCTGGCGAACCGAGCGTCAACAAGGTAGTTGCTGTCCGTGTCGTTCGCCGTGCCGGTGCCGATCGTGATGTTGGTCTTGGGCCACAGCGATTCGTGGACCGAAAGAACCTGCATCCCTTCGATCTGACCGACGTATGCAGCGGGGACGTTTGCCTCGCTGTTGTAGTCGCGCGACATGAACCTGTTGCTCTGGCGGATAGATGCCAGAACCGCAGGACGGACAATCAGCCGCAGGCTGCCTTCGTCAAGGCCCTCTTCGAGGTCGATCATGGCAAGCCTGAGTTCTGCAATCTTTGTCAGCAGCGCGTCGCCGCCCGCCGTGGTGATCGGGCAGAAAGTCGATACCTGTGTTGCGCCGCCAGAAGTGATAGTTACTGAAGCCGGGGCCGAACTGATGCCCGACACCGCAGCCGCCTGCGAGTTGAGCGTGAGGGTGCGGAGGAACCGACGGTCCCACTGCTCCATCATGTTCGAGAACGTCGCCTGCGTGTGGGGCTGGATGATCGGGATAGCGGTGTCGAGATTGATTTCCTGGTCAATCGCGGCGCGCTGCCACTCGGATGGGACGACGGGCACAAGAACCGTGTCCTGCGGTGCCGGACGCTGATCGACCGGAACGCCCGTAACGGCCTTGTTCGCGGGGTTGTGTGCTGTACGACCGTAGCGGACGAACGCCACGGACTTCTCGCCGTTGCTTGCGGGCTTGCTTACGGTCAGGCCGGCGGTGTAGAGAGAAGCCTTGTTTGCGTACATCGAGATGACATCGTTTGCCATCTGATCGCGGAGTTGACCAATCGGGTCGGAACCCGAGAGGTTCGGGTTCGTTACGTTGACCGGGTTGAAACTAGACATGGGTGTGTTTCCTTGAAGTTGGTGGGGGTGTTGCTAACAACACGCCTCGTTCAAGGGATCACGCGCTTACCGGGCCTCTTGCGAGGGTGGCCGGTTTGCCTCATGGCTCGACGTTGGCGAACGCCTTTGGTGTCGGGCCGAAGCCGGAACCGCTGGCGTAAACAACCGGCCCGCCGTTGGGCGAGCCGGGAGCGTTCAATCAGTTTGTTTGTTTTGACTTCTTCTCTGAGACTGTCGGCGGTGAAGCCGCGACCGTACTCACGGTGGGCGCGTCGGCAGACTCCTTGACGGCTGCCGGGGCGGCAAGGGCCGCTACCTGCGACCGGAGTTCAGCGACCTCTTTCTCCAACTTCTCCACGTCGTTGAGGGCGTGGACCTCGACCTTGAACTCGTCGCGCAGCCATTCGTGAGACTTCTGCATCACCTCGTCGCGGGTCTGGCCCTTGAACTCTTTGAGTTGTTTCAGGGATGACTTGTCGCGTGCAAAGCCGACAACGTAGAACTCCTTGTCCCTTGTGCCGTCGCCGTAGAACACAATCTCGGCGTTTGTCTGGTGGCTGATCTTGAACAGGTCGTGCGCTGTAAGCATGAAAACTCCTTGGGTTCTGATTTAGTGGGGACGCTGGGCTTCGGCCTTGACTTTTGCTGGTGTGGCGTGGAATCGTGCCTTGTACGACGGGTCCAACATGGCCTTGCCCGGTCCAAGCCGCTTCTCGACCTCTCGCTGTGAGTTGATGATTTCAATGCCGGTTGTAAACGGCTGCACCCCGGACGCGACGTTACCGCTGTTGCCACCGGCTGCAATGACGCTCGGGATGCCCGCGCTCTTGCGGAGATACGCAAGTTCCGCCTCGGCAAACGCCGGGCCGATTTGGGCTGGGTCTGCGCCGTTGAACCGCTGCTCCCAGCCGGGGATAGTCTTGCCGAACGCCTCGATCTCTGCGGCCTTGCTACCGGCTGCTGCGCGGGCGGCGGTCTGTGCTTGTGCGCGCTCGTACTTGTTGCCCATGTAGACGAGTTTGAGGCCCTGCGTCCCCCACTCCTCATTGCTAACATTCTTGAACACCGACGCGAAGGCTTCGGCATCGGCCTTCTCAGGGTCTTTACCCATCTCAATCGCCGCAAAAGACTTGCTCAGGGATTCGATGCCAACTTTCTCGATCGCCTCCTTCATCGAAAACACCACCGGCGGCGCGGCCTGCACCGGCGCATCGGGCGTGATCGGGTTGAGCGGCTTACTCAGGTCGCCAGCGAACTGGTTGTAGATAGGAACCATCGCGCGGGCCTGATCCTCGGTCAGCGTGCCGAGGTTGATCTTGCCAAGGCCGCGTTTCTCGGCGATAGCGGTCAACGAAGCGGAGAAGTCGGCAATGCCCTTGGCATCGGGCGAGAACTTGCCCGCCAACGGCTCCGGCTTGGGCGGCGGCGTTGCGGGCGTGCCGCCTGCGGGCGGTGTCGAAACCGGGGGCGTGGGCGTTGGGGTGGTCGTCGGATTGGGAACTTCATCTGCCATCTTCTGTTAGCCTCCTGTGCCTTGCTGTTCCATGATTGACTGCTGGGCCTGCGCCGCAGCGTTGACACCCGCGAGTTGGGCCTGTGCGTTGGTCTGCATCTGGATCGCCTGCTGCTCTTTGGCCTGCATCTGGGCTTCCGTGTAAACAGAGCCGGGAATCTGCCCAAGGCCGATATCTGTGGCGATCTGCTGGAAGATGATGCTGTGGTTGAGAACTTCGGCAGATTTGGGGATGACTTGTGCGGCCTGATACAGACTGTAGATTTTTTCTACCCGACGCTGGCTTGCAATAGTAGCCGATCCGGTCAGAACGCGGGGGATAATCGTCTTGGAAAGCAACTCGGCCTCGGGCGTGCCTTCCTCTGGCAGTTCAATGATCCCGTCCTTGACCGCCTGCCAATAGGCCCACTGCGCCATTGGCTGCATAAGTGAGTCGTAACTGGCGATCAGCAGCGAGTACGAACGCTCGGAGATATCCGACCGGATCAAGTTGATCTGCTCGGCGGTAACGCGCTCCTTCTGGGGCGCGATCGACGATCCGATGCCGAACACCTGGAACGCCGTCTGCCGAAGCGTCTGGTAATACTGGTACGCCTCGCGGAGCGCGGCTGACTTGTCCAGTTCGAGAACGCCGATGTTCCCGATCCGACCGTCGGGCGTTACGTTCACGCCACGGATCGTCCGGCCCCACTCGCCGCCGAACAACTGGCGGGGGGACAGCGGCATGTTGTTGTCGATGCCGACAGCAACATCGGTGTTCAGGGCCGTCAGTTTGCGGATAACGTCTTGGACAAAGGCCAGTTCTTGCAGCAGCGTGAGGTATTGCCCCATTGCCCCGACCTCGCCCATCTGGTCCTGCGTGAGCGACCAGCAGGGGTTCCACATCGTTGCAACCGGCGTAGTCTGCTCGAAGATAGTGTTACCGTTGCATTCCTCAACCAACTTGAACTTTCCCTTGTCATCTCCCTCCATCACCTGTGTCTGCGAGGTGTAGACCACCACTCGCCGATCTTCGATCTTCTTCTCCATCCACTTTTCTGGGAGTTGAATCTTCGCCATCCGATCGGCGGGCAGGCGCAGGGGGTCGATCCGGTGGGTGGTGATGATCTGCTCAACGTCGCCCGCTTGATTGCGGTGGACGACGTAGCGGCGGCGGTCAATAACCTCGACTCGAAGGCCGGGAAGCCCTCGCACGATGCAGCCGCCGACAATGCTCAACTGCTTGGCTACGGCGTGCATCCGACGCTGGAACCCGCCCGAATCAAGGCCCTTGGTGTTGGCCGAGTAGAGGCGGTTGTTGATCGTTGTTCCGTAGTTACGAACCAAGGCCCGCACGTACTGTACCACCTGCGGGTCCGCGTTCTGCTCGCGCCTGTCGTCAATGTCTAGATCAAGCCAAGGCTCGCCCGTGGCGGGGAAGGCGTTGGCGACGTACCGACCGACGAACGCCTGATCTCCAAGCGAACCCTCCCACTGTGCGGGTTGCAGGAACGTATCGCCGTCGCTCGTAATCTCGGGCGGGAACGCGCGTGGGTCAACCTCGCGGGCGACGCTCTCGGCGAAGTTGTTGTGCATCCGCCGCGTGGGAACAAGGTCGTCGTAGGCCCTCCGAACGTCCCCCGATTTGAGGGGGTCGGGCTGGGTGTAGTTTGTCATTCTTTGTTGGCCGTGGCGTATTCGAACAGATCGCGCAGCATGTGATAACCGCCAAGGGCGAGGAAGTACGCATCGCGGCCAGCCTGATCCGCGCCGATAGGCAGTTCGGGGTTGGCGATGACACCTTGGGTAGCCCGGACGATCTTCTCAGCCACCGACTTGTCTACCCCGGCCTTGCGCCACGCCTCAATCAGCGGGTTTGGCGGCTTGACCAGCGGCGCGAGGGTGCTTGGCAAGGGCATTGAGAACGTCTCCTGGTGTAACAATCGGGCGGGGCAGGTGAACCCCTACGTGGGCCAGCACGCGAAGGCACAGGGCCACGCAATCATCCGGCCTACGCCCCGGTCTAGGGTCTTTTTTGTACCACCGTGCCGAAGCCTTTGGGCTGTGCCGCATGGTATCCAAGGACCGATAACAAAGCGAAACGGCGGTCATCATTCGCTGGGGGTGGACCTTCACACGCACCCAGCCGGTTTCTGGTAGCATAGCGGCGGCAGCCCAAACATTTACCGGAAACAAGATGTGGAAATGAATGCCGCCAACGACCGGCCAGCAGTGGGTAGGCTTTTCGCCTATCCACTGGGCGACGGCGCGGGAGTACGGGGTACCTGGTGTCATGGCGCAGATATGGATGTACGGATATTCACCGTACAACCGCAATAGTGAAGCGGTCATGCGATCTCATCCCCTCGCCAGAACTGCCATTGCCACATTTTCAACACTTTCAGTAGTTTCTGAACTTTCAGAAAACATTGAAAACTGGTAAAGATCAGTCCTCTTTGGTCATGTGCAAGATGATGTCGGCAAGCCCAGTCATTTGCCCTCGCGTAAGAACGGTCGATCCGGAAAGCCCCGGTCGGAATAGGTGCAGTACGTATTTACCCGTAGGCTTGCCTTTTTTGTCCTCGTGGCGGGTGATGCTCGCAAGTGGCTTGTGCTTCGAGAAAAAGTCAAACGGCTCTTCCATGACAGTTCCTTCCTAACTGGCAAAGTAGGGACTTGTTAGTACGGCGTTCAGGTCAAGCGTCCCCCGCTCCGGCAGGGGTGGCAGGTCCACCTTGTACCGCTCGGTCCACTGGTTTGCGAGGTCGAGCCGCAGGTCGGACTTGTGCAGTTCGACAAACTGCTCGGCAAATATCTTTTTTGCCTCCCGCATCCGGCCCGAGTGGGTCGTAAACTGGTCGTGCTTTGATCGGTAGTCGATGTCGCGCCGGGCACACTCCATCGCGTTGAGCATATTGTGGGTGCCGTCGAGAGAGTGGGTGTGCATCGCCGCAATCGCCGTAACCGTCGCGTCGCAGTCGATCACCATGTCCTCGACCGGGACGAACATCGAAAGCCGATGCTCGCAGGTGCGAATCTGCCGGGTTTTCTCCTGAATTTTCTCGATCACCACCGGGAAGCCGATGATCGGCGTGAGCCACCCGATTGGCTGGTTCGTTTGCCGGATGATTCGCTTGACGCTCTCCTGCTGCCAAAGCATCATCTCCCTCGCCGAACGCCCAAGGTCATTCATCACGTCGGGCATCATCTTGGCAAGGTACGAACTGGCCCAGTACGCCTCTGGCGAAGGCCCGCCGCTGGGCGAGGTCCATCCGCGATCCTCCAGTTTGGCCGCGAACTGCTCCGTCCGGCCACGGTGGGTAACGCCATAGGTTTCGGTCATCACCGGCTGCTTACACAGGTTGCTGTCTACATGGCCGACCATCTGCGTGCCCCACTTGTCGCCCCTCGCCGCGTCGGCCTGCACCCTTTTCAGCAGCAACGCAGCCGCGTCGCCGTGTACGTTCTCTCGCCTGCCGGTGTCCATAAGGTTCACCAGCCGCCCAAGATTCTCGTCCCGCGACATAGCCGCGCTGTGCTGTAGGCCGTTGCACGAGCAATCAACCGACGATGGCGCGTGCCGGGCCATCTCCGGGTCATGCCACGCCATGCACGCGGCTAGGAACTGCCACCGCGTTTTCTTGTCCCCCATCATCCACTCGCGGTTCTTCAGCGGGTCGCGCGCCACGGCCTCGATCATCTGCCGGTGTTCATCGACGAACCGGACCCGCTGGGCCAAGGGGCGTTTATCCCACCCGTCTAGGCCCCAGGCGTTTGCCAGTTGCAGGGCCATGAACTCCCGCCCGTCCTCACCCGGCTCAACCGGTCGGTCGAACAACAGCATCGCCTCGGCCAAGTCGGTTGCGTGGCCGTTCAAGTGCTGGGTCATGGGTTGCTGGCGACCTTGGCATTGGAGGCGGTTTGGTATCCAGAACGCCGAGGTGCCCGCGTCCTTCGCCGCGCTCATCAGCATCACCATCCCCTTGCGGTCTGCCTTCAGTTCCCGCACCTTGGAGATGTGCCCACGCCAGAGCATCCGCCACCGCGAACCCTCGACGCTTTTCAGCCACGTTGCCCCTTCCTCCGAACGCTTCCAGCGGTAGTATTTGTCCTTCGGAACAATGTCCGCGTGCGGGAACGTCGGGGCGATCGGGTCTTCTTGCGCTGGGAGAACCGGGCAGGATTGCTCATCACACCACAGATGCTTGAAGGTGTCCAGAATCGGGCCACACATTCGGTACGCGGGCCGGTTCATCGCGTCGATGCCCCTAAACGTCCGGCTCATGTCGTGGCGCGCAAGTTCAGCCTTGTGCATAGGCCCGGCGTTGGCGACGATCCCCTTGCGGATCACCAGATACCCACCCGCTTGGGTGTCGGCCCACGATGGGGGCTGGACGACCATGATCGGGCACCGGGGCCGGATAGCGGCGCGGGCCTTGATCCCCTTGTCCAAGTGGGCAAGCATGTCGGGGTGGGCGTAGAGGACCAGCCTGCGCTTCTTTACCCCCGGCTCCTTGGCGACCCGGAAAGCGTCAACCTCGGTTTTGTCCTGCTTGACGATGATGCAGGTCTGTTTGACCAGTTCGATCAGCCACGCCCCGGCGCGGGTGCGCTCGATCTTCCCCCGCGTCTCTAGGATCATCCCCTCGGCGGCGGTCATGTTCGCAGCGGCCTTGTGAATTAGGTGCCTGTCGCCAAACTCGTTGACCTTCTTCCGCGTCCGCGATGCCCGCCTGATCCCGGCCAAGTCGCCCGCCTCGCGGCAACGCTTTGTCCGCTGTCGTAGCAGTTTCCGCATGGCGATCACCTCGGCCTCGGCTTGTAGCAGGTTGCCAATCTCGGTCGCACACGATGTATAGGACGACCCGCTAGGGTCTCGCATCACCCGCGAGATCATGGTCATCATCGCCGTGGCCGTGGCGATCTTCGGGCTTGTGCCCACGACCAGCGCAAGGCCCGGCGCGTAGTGGGCCGATACTTTGTCGGGGTCGGACTTGGCGATCTTCACCGCCTGACGCACGACCGATTCCATCTCACCGAACCACAGGGCGATCATCCGTTCGGCAGGCCGCAGACGACCGCCCTTGCCCTTCCTGATGTTCTCCTGCGCTTCGGCTATCGCATCGGCAAACCCACGGCCCGCGTACCTGGATTCGAGCGCGATCTGCTTGTTGTAGAGGCTTTCGGCCTCGCTAGTGCCGGTTGATCGGTCAAGTCCACCGATGAGTTCTTTGAGCATCCTTGCCTCCCTTGGTTATTGTATTGCCACCAGCGCGTACCGTGCCTGAAGTGATACGCCGTGTTCCTGATCTCGTTCCGGTAGACGCGGAAAGTGCCCGCGATTTTCACTTCCTCACACCCCATCTCCAGCAGTGCGCACCAGATTGTGCGTCTGCACGCCTCGCGGCTTGACTCCGGCATCTTGCTCTCGTCCAAGTCTAACACGAAGCCACGGCTAATGCAAAGATGCACACACCAGCAGTCAAACAGGGCGTTGATATTCCGGCTGACTTCCTCGCTGACGGCTGGCTCTTTGGCTGCCCGGCGCGGGTGCGCGGGCCACACCACCCCC